ACAGAGGGTCCAGCCCCCATATCCATGGCCACAATGGCGGGGCCCACACGGCGGGCATTTGCAGCAGCAGAACGGCCCATCGAGGCCGACTTCATCTTGCCTGCAGCACGCACACTCGGTCCACCAGGGGATGACCCCCACTTGGCAAATCCATCTCTCTTGTTGAAACGTGACATTCTGTCTCTTTTTCTTAATCTACTTTTAAGTTGTTGCAGATTGCAACAAGGACTTCACTTTCTTATATATGCCTTTATTTAGGACGTGGACACACACACACTTACACTGTCACAATACAACTTTATTTTCCTGTACCAACACCAGCTCCATCGTCCTCACTACTTTCTTCCTCAGGAACAACCACACGCTGGCTCTGGTCCTCATCGTCCCATTCGAAGAGGTCCCCCACGGTCTGACGAGCGAAGATAACGGCATTCTGTCTGCGGAGCGGAGTCCCGACCACTACGGGTGTACCCGGTGGAGAAGGTTGCGCAGAGGTCTGCACGGCCGAGGTAACAAGCTGGGCAAGGGCCACGGCAGGGGAATTCATAGGGTTGAATGGGGAGTTCCTCGGAGGAAAGACAGTCACTTTGAACCGGCGCTTGAGAGCCTGGACAAGGGAAGCGTCAGAGGACCATATTTGTTCAATAGTGTAGTTGCTAGTCACAATAATACACTTGGGTCTTATCTGCATGGTCGCACCTTTCTTCTCAGCTGCGAAGCTCCACTTGTCAGCCCAGTTCTTCAGATAGTGACCCATGAAGGTCTGATCGAGGTCCAGGTCTTCTAGCACTACGGTCTTCTGATATCGCGGGTTGAACCCGTCCCACCACTTATTCATTGGTTTGAGATAATAGTCAGGGTCAAGAGCACGAGCAGCATGAGACTTGCCACACCCAGGTTCACCTACGTACCAAAGTCCGCACACATCGTCCAAATCAACAGCGCGAGGTGCGTTGTCAGCGGCTATCTGTTGCAGATTGCGATAATGCTGGACGTAGACAGAGCCCTCAAGACTATCCACCTCTCCGGATTGGGCTAGATGCTTGATAAGGGCCCACTTCTCCTTGGCGGCCTGCGTGGCAGCGGTGGTTTGTCCTTGGGGGAGTGTGCCCTCTTCCACGAAGTTACCATCTTTCTTGCAATAGTCGCTTGCTTGCTTGAAAGTCCCTTTCATTGCTTCCCAATGTGCTGTAGGCAGTAATCGTTTGCACTGTGTCAGTCGTCGCCGGTCCTTGAAGACTACGAAGCCTTGCAGATGCTCCGTGCCAGTGCCTGGGGCTGTCTCTCGTCCATAGACGAGATACTCGTAATGACTCGGGTCAAGGTCCTTCAACGATGACGGGGTAGGGTTGTTGAGCGTAAAGCACCACGACTTGCCTCGGTAGATTGCGTCTTCACGTGCTTGCATGATGAGTTCTCCAGCCATTTCTAATAGTAGAAGTGATAGAGAGGAAGAGTACAAGAATGTTTGTTAGTCACGTGATTGGACAAACGGGGACAGGACTAACGGATTCTAGGGTAATACTAGCACTTCGTGCTTACCTAGAATCCTTAAGTTGCCTACTTGATGAATTTCTGGTCACTCATCAAAAAAGTCCTGTCCTTATATATACGTGCATCAAACTTTAAGCCGATTTTTAACGTCACGTGCGGACTGCTATGTCTGCATATATCGTCATCAAGACCCTCTGTGCAGATGGTCATCAAAAATAGTTAGCAGGTCGTTAGAAAAAAAAAAAAAATTTATGTACAGATAGTGGGTGGGTATATGTGTTAAGTCAGGTACATACGAGTTATTTGCAGGACGTGCGAGCACGCCACGGATTCAGGATCCTATTAGTGACTCTCTCGGGGGGTTGAGGCCCCCTCATCGCCAGGGACTTGTTTATGGGACTACCAATGTTTATGTGTTAACGCATCTTGAAATGTCGTGCCAGCAGGTGTCCGTGTTTCGGCTCGGCCCTCCCGGGCCTCGGGAAGCTCGCGCTTCGCGCTCGCCTGGGCCCTGCGGGCCCAGCGTGGCGTATTCATGCATTAGGTTATTACCTCCGGTGGGATACGCAGCTCGTGCTGCGCACTCGCCAACGTTACATGTATCCCAGGGTTGCAGTGAAGCTGAAAAAAATATGTCTCAGCACACAGTCATGTTAAGATAGAGTTCGGCACAGAAACAGGCCCATGCTCGGCCCTGCGGGCCTCGGGAAGCTCGCGGCATTCAAGCCGCTCGCCAACCAGTTATGTTAAGTCAGGTGTCTTCGATAGCCAAGGGGGGCCCCCTACGGGCCCCCCTTGAACCCCCGGGATAGAGGTTTTGCGTGTATGTTAAGATAGAACAGCCCATGTGTGTTAAAATGTCGATTTTCTGTAAAAACAATTTGTCACTTTTTAAAATGTCGATTTTATTAAACCTTACGAGTCACCACAACACATACCCATGCAACACAACACTCAGTAGGGTGTATACAAGTACTCTACAGTACCATTCAGATAACCTCCGGTTGAGCCAAGGTTAGTTGCCACAGCCAAATAGACAGCCCCGGAGGCCAGGTCTCGAATGTCTCCAAAGTTGCTTGAGTTGTACACTGAACGAATGCACACTGGCATTACAAAGTCCAATGTGAGAGGCAGAGCCGGACCAGGAGAGGCGACATGTCCTGAATCATATATGATTGTAAAACGAGCGTCATTGTCATGATTTCTGGCAGCATTACTGTACGATGATGCAAAGATGCCTGATGATGCACCAGACCATGTGGCCACAGCCGCGTTGGGCTGATGATCAACCACAACATAGAAACGCGCGGATGTATACGCAGCACCGGCATTGTAAAGCGCAAATGACCCACGGACAATTCTGCCAGTGATTTCCCGTCCTACACGGGTAGAGGCAGTTGTGCCCATCTGCATTCCATTCAATAATGTGAGTGTACCGGTGGACACACTGGATGCTGAAAATGATGTTTGAGTGTAATTGAGTTCATCACCCGTTTCAGGATTGATGGCGGCAGGTTGAAAATCACTCATTTGTTTGACTTTATTGTTGTCTACCTGTCATATACATTATATACTCTCACACAGGACGGACAACTTAGTTGTCCGAGTAGCGCAGACGGGCCTGGCCAACGAGGGTTGGCGCAGTGGCACCGCTGGCGACATCACCCACACTCACAAAGTACAGAGCATTCGTTTGGATATCACCAATGGTACCTGCAGTACCCGCATTGTATTGCACTGGGAAACCCACCTTCTTGTAAAACTCGAAGGACCTGCGAGCAGCATCGGTCGTACCGGCCGAGGTACCCACAAGATTGATGAGCCCAGAGTCCCACACCACTTGGAAACGTGCCTTGTTTGAGATGTTTCTCAATGACTCGGGCAAAGCGGCATCGTAGATGTCTGTGAACGCAGGCGTGACCGCATTCGCTTGACGATCCAACACAATGGCATATCGCACGGTGGACGCTGTACCACTGGCACCAGCCGTCACACGACCCTTCAGTTCAATTGACTTGATAGTGACACGACGTCCAATACGAGTGGAGGCTGTAGTGCCTTGCTGAAGTCCATTCAGTAGCACGATACGGGCAGTGGTCGAGTCAGTTCCGGACACAGCATTGTCCACAAAGTTCAGTTCCTTACCACCAGTAGATTGAAAAGAGTAGCCACCCGTACGCACGACAGAGGGTCCAGCCCCCATATCCATGGCCACAATGGCGGGGCCCACACGGCGGGCATTTGCAGCAGCAGAACGGCCCATCGAGGCCGACTTCATCTTGCCTGCAGCACGCACACTCGGTC